GTTAATCCACCACCGCCACCAGATCCTCCTCTAGCACCTGCTACGCTACTGAATCTTCCACTTGCTCCACCTCCAATTGCTGTAATACTATTGAATATACTATTTTGTCCGTTGGTTGCGAAAATAGTTCCAGAATCTACACCAGCTCTACCACCGCCTCCTATTATAACGTTGTAGTTAGTTCCAGTTAAATACATAGTACCGGTTAATACCCCACCAGCTCCTCCACCTCCAGATCCATCGAAGTTTGAACCACCTCCACCTGCTACAATTAAATAATCTATAGATAAATTTGGCTCGCTAAGTGTAAACGTTCCAGAGGATGTAAATGTATGTACTGTATAAACATTACCTGCAGATGTAAATTCTGTTATAGTACCACCAGATGCGGAAATAACTGGTGATGGAACCGGAATAACACCACCGAATTGATATATCAAAGAATCACCTCGATATATTTTATCAATGATCGAGCTATTATAATAGGCTTTGTTAAAAATTTCAAATAACATATCATTAACCAGATACTATGAAATATAAAGTTGATGGGTTTTTAATGCTTAAAGAATCGTATGTAGATTGAGTCAATACTATAAAATTGTTTACAGTACTTAAACCAGTTGTCGGTGTTTCTAAATTCGGGTTACTTTGTATCCAATAAGAAGAATTGGTTTGAACTGTGGTATAGACGGATTGCCAATTACCAGACAACGGCCCTATTCCAGTTGCCCAAGAACCGGAATTATTTTGAACGGTGGTATAAGTTGAGGTCCATTGATCAGAGTTTGCTACTGTATTGGCATTATAAACTATTTCAATTCGTTTAAAAAATGGATTGATAGTTATATAATTGCTTGTAGGATTAGACAGGTCTTTAAAATAAAAATAACCACCTTCTTCGTAAGGTAATTCTAAAACGTTTATATCTGAACGAATAAATGCTAGTGGTGCTCCAAACCTGCCTAAATTTATACGCCAAGTATCACTATATAAGTCATCTGATACAAGAGTGTTTGTTTTAAATTCACCGTTAACAAATAAATTGCCGTTAATAATTCCACCGGTTGAAGGTATATAACTTTGAGCAACAAATTCTTGTGTTACATAATTTATACGACCGTATTGTTTTTGTAAATTTTCAACAAATAAAGGAAAGTTAAAATTTTGTGTTACTTCGTAAATGTCATCTCCAACGTTTACTGTTTGCTTTTTATTTAAAGTGATTAAATTTTGATCCTGGTTATTTGGTGTGCTATATACAAGACTAACTGAGCTAACAGGTTGTTGTTGGGGAGTTGTAAATGATGATGAAGCAGTATTACCACTAGATACTTCATTGAATAGTGTTTGATATATAGAAGTGGTAACCATTTTATGTATTTATGATAGAATGTAAATTATTCCGGACCACCATCTGTAATGATCCAGCTTCTTCCTCCTAAAGAAGAAAGCGTTGTCAAATAGTTATACGCAGAAGAGCCAGCCGTATTTCTCTTACTATTGCCTCCGTGAAATCTTACACCCAAATTATTATTAGCTGCAGATATAGAAGTTAAAATCGAAGACCAAGTTTCTGTAGGTAATGTGACGTTTAAAAAACAATTTCTGCCATCGCTCATTTTTGAAAACATATTTTCAAAAAAATTAAAATTTTCCAAACTGCTACAACCATTCCAAGCACTATTAAAACTAGTTGCTCGTGGGCAATTGATTGCTGGAAAAGAAGATAAAGACCTACATCCTGCCCATGTCGACTCAAAACCTGTGGCTCCGGAAAAATCTATAGTATTAAAAGATGTTAAAGAAAAACAATTTGCCCATGTGTCTCTGAAAATAATACCAGACAAGCAGTTAATTGAAGGAAATTCGGCTAATTTAAAACAATTATACCACGATCTTTCAAATCCCGTGGATTTAGGAAAAGATAGCGCCGGGAAAGATGTTAACGATGCGCAATTTTGCCAAGCATAAGAAATTGTTGTTACCTCTGGACAGCTTATTGGTGGAAATTCTGTCAAGGCTAAACAATTATACCAAGTTTCAAATAAACGAGTTGCTTTAGGCATCGACAAGGCAGAAAATCTGGGAAGTAAAGTGCAGTTGTACCAACATCTTTCAAAATCTAATCCTTCTGGAAAATTAGACGGTGAAAAAGATGTTAAAGGATTTTGTCGCCAAGTTTCTCTAAAATTGGTACCTTTAGGGAATAATATGTTTGGAAATTCAACTAATTGATTATTACCCCAAGCATTACGAAAATTAATTCCTTCTGGTAAATCTAAAAGAGGAAATGTTATAAATCTACTATTACTCCAGGATTGGTTAAATCCAGTGGCTACAGGAAAATAAGACATTTTGAAAGAAGATAATGCTGTGATGTTCCAGCAAAAGTCGACCTCTAAAGCGCTTAAAAAATTTGTTAAGTTAAATGAAGTTAAGCGAGAATTATTACTCCAACATCCATTAAAAAATTGAACTTTAGGAAAATGACATTCACTAAATTCTTGGATATTGGAAAATGCCCAGCATGAATTTAAAACAGTTGCTTCTAAAGCTGTTATAGAGGGAAATTTATTTATCCAGCCACTGCTCCAAGCAAAATTAAAATTTGTCGTTTTTGGAAAAAATTTGGTATTAAAAACAGATAAGCTATTACAAACAGACCATGCGGAAGAAACATCTTCAACTTTTGGTATATTGATATCTGGAAATTCTCCTATATTAGAATTATACCAGGCAAGTTTTAAAGAGGTTGCTTCTGGAAATTCTGTTGTATTAAATGTTTGCATCTGTAAAGTACGGTGCCAAGCAGATTCAAAATTTTTAGCTAATGGCCAATTGCATTTAGGAAAATGTTGTAATCTTTGAGCTCCGGTAATAAGTCCATCCTGACTCCAGGCATCTGAAAAAGAAATAGCTTTGGGAAAATTTGTTGTTTTAAAAAATCTTAATTTTTCGGTGTTTTTCCAAGCACTGTCGAAATTTATGGCTTCGGGAACGTCTATCTGTTCAAATGTAGTTAAGTTTGTGCTATTTTCCCAAGCGCTTTTAAAATTTATAGCTTTAGGGAATTTTATAGGTCGAAATAGTGAAAAAAGAGTATTTCTCCAAGCATTTTCACAATCAATTACTTCTGGAAACTCTAAAGCGTTAAATTCTAATAAAGAGGTACCATAAAAAGCGTTTTTTAAAGTTTTAAAATATACAGTTCTACCATGGAACTGACTTATTGTAAATGGTGTATTGTTGTAATATAAAGCTGGAAACCCTCCAGTAGGTGATTGAAATATGGTAATAGTTTTAACGCTATTAAAAGGTGGTCCGTATGAATGAGATATTGTAGAAGAATTTGAAAAATTAAAAGTTTCTTTGACATTATCTCCCCAGCTTATTCTAAAATCATAAGGTGTATTAGAAGATAAGGGTATAGATAAGGTTCCTCCAGGGCTAGTTTGTATTTTTAATACAATTCTATCAAACAAATATATTAATTTATCTCCATAATATATTTTTTGAATAAAGTCTTTACCTTGTAGGTATAAATCTGCGTTTTGACTGATATACATTAGACAATTATATAAAAAGTATTTGGGTTTTTAACAACTAAATCATCATAAGAAGACTGATATAATACAACCATGTTTTTTACTGCACTAATACCCGTTACAGGTGATTCCAGGGTTAAATTGCTTCGAACTATATCATTAGCAGATGTGGATTGATATGCAGAGTTCCAATTAGCTGATGTGTTTTGAACCGTAGTATAAGTTGATTCCCAATTACCAGATAATGCTCGAACTCCGAGGTCTATAGAGTTGTCTGTATTCCAATTAGCTGATGTATTTTGAACCGTAGTATAAGTTGACTCCCAATTACCAGACAACGATCTAACACCAAGATCAATTGAATTATCTACATTCCAATTGGCTGATGAGTTTAAAACTGTAGTATATGTAGATTCCCAATTACCAGACAACGATCTAACTTCGAGGTCTATAGAGTTGTCTGTATTCCATTGCGCAGATGTATTTTGAACTGTTGTGTACGTAGATTGCCAATTGCCGCTTAAAGCACGAACTTCTAAATCAATGGAGTTATCTGTGTTCCAATTAGCTGAATTTGCCAAAACTGTAGTATAAGTTGAATACCATAAATTAGATGTACCATAATCTACAGTACTAATAAGACCATTAACTGTTAAAGCATTATCTATTGAATCAGTTCCGATGCCAACTTTACCAGGTATAAAAACTCCGTTGGACGCTGATATCATATATTGGCCGGTTCTAGTTGAAGAAATAAAATTTGAAAAAGATAATGTTCCAAGATTGCCATCACTCCAAGCATATGAATTACCAAGAGCAGCCGCTTGGTAACCTGCTGCATGGCTATGTTGTCCTCCTGCGACAGTTCTGTGTCCTTCTGCGTGGCTGTATTGTCCAGTAGCTATTGATGCAAATCCTTCTGCATGGCTTCCAAACCCTCTAGCTTCTGTATAATAACCTTCTGCATGACTAGCTGTGCCAGATGCAGATGTAAACCATCCTTCTGCGTGACTGATGGTTCCGCCCGCTATTGTTGATTGGCCTTCTGCGTGAGAGCCATTGCCGATAGCTTTTGATCCGTTTCCTTCAGAGTGACTTGCCTCACCTTCTGCAACTGTTTGAACTCCTTCTGCGTGACTTGTATTTCCTTGTGCGATAGTGACAGCCCCTTCTGCGTGACTATAAAGACCGGATGCTGTTGTAATAGAACCTTCAGCATGACTTGCTATACCTATTGCGGATACACCTTGCCCTTCTGTATGACTATAAGACCCATCGGCTAAAGTTTCAAATCCTTCTGCGTGACTTGCTGTACCTTCTGCTCTTGTGCTAAGTCCTTCTGCATGACTTGCAGTTCCTAGTGCTGTTGTGACGGACCCTTCTGCATGGGAAGCAGCACCACTAGCTTCTGTTCGATCTCCTTCTGCATGACTGTAAGAAGCTAGAGCCTGAGATTGAAATCCTTCTGCATGACTTCCTTGAGCTATTGCGTCTGTTTGAACTCCACTTGCAAAAGAAGCTATACCTGTTGCGCTAGTGCCAGACCCTTGCATAAACGCTGTTGAAGGTGTTATACGCAAATAATATAAATTTGTATCTTTATTGTAAATGTTAAATTCGGCATTAGGATTGCTTACCCTAAATTCAGCGCGTGTAAATACGGTGTCTGGAGTTATATCTAATCTGCCATCTGTGATTAATAAACGGGATAAAGCTAAACCAAATTCTCCTGGAAAAAATTGAGCGGCGCTTAAAGCAACTAAACCTCCTAAATGACTATGAAGAATTAAAGAGTTTGTTACATTGGATATACTAGATATACCTAGATTTCCAGTCAATAATCCTCCAGATAAAGGAAGATAACTGGTTATACTAGAAGCTGGAAAGTAATTTGAAATACTAGAAACTGGAAAATAATTGGTAATACCAGAAGCTGGAAAGTAATTTGAAATGCTAGAAGCCGGAAAATAAAAACCGAGAGAACTTAGAACAAAATTTTTAGAAGCATAGTCAGATAAATCTGGTTCTTCTACGTCTCCTGATAATAGAACATTGATAGTTCTATAATCCGCTTCGTTAGCAAGGATTTCTTTATTGAAAATATCTAACTTAAATGGCATATTGGTTACCTAATACAATTTATATTATATTTAGGTAAAAATATAAATTCTTTTTAAGAATTAGATAATAGACTGATAACTTCTGCTGATACTTCAGCAAAAGTGTAAGGGGTCGGAGGCCAGTTATTTGATTTAAGATCTGGGTCAACTGATGCAGTTAAAATTATATTGTTTATCCAAGCTCTAACATTGTTTAATTTTGGGGAAACTTTATTTAAAACTGTTAATTTATTTTCAAAATCTAAACAAGTAAGAAGGCGGATTGGTGAATATGATTGGTTATTCAGCCATTCTTCTGCTGAGAAAAGAGTTTGCACTGGAGTAATTTCTTCAAATTTTTCAAATCCATTGGTTTTACTATAATTAAAAACATAATCTCCATTTTCTAGAGCATATAATTCTGGTAATTCTATTACTTGGTTGTTTCTATATAATAAAACAACAGGTTCTACATTTACAACTTGATACGGTGCTGGAATTAATTCGCTTAAATTATTTGGTTTCATGATACGTAAAATATAAGAACTACATCTTGTATAGTTGCTCCATTTGACCCTCCGCTAGGTCCATAAGCAGCAAATTCTGCATTGTAATAAGCTTGGGTGTTATCTATAGCTATATCGTTAGATGTTGAAAAATAAATTCTTTCTGCACCTCCAACCCCTCCTCCAAAGTCTTCTAATCCAGATACTATTGAAGATCCTCCACTGGTAATTCTTTTAAGACGACAATGAACTGAATCATTAAAACTACTAGTTACTCTTACAACCATTGTTATTTTATAAGTTTTGGCGAATGGAGTAGTTTGTGTTAATAAGCTTGATGGATTAAACCAATAAAAATTAGCTAAACTGGCGCTACCCAATTCTGTATTACCTGCCGATCCGGTAGCGGCAAAAAAACCAGCTTTAGTAACCGGATCATATCCACTATTAGAAAATGAAGCGGCTGCAAATCTTAATAAAGTAACTGGACCAAAAGAATTGATAGGATCAAACCATGTTGCGGAATTAGAAGAAACAAAAGTAGATACTGGTAAATTTTGAAGGGTGACTTTTTTAGTTGAGCCAGAATTAACAATAGGAATAACATCAGATGTCGCTGGGGTTATTAATTCTGGTAATTGAGATATGCGTAAATCGGCCATTTGTAATATTTATCCAAAAAAGAATTTTTATAAATAAGTGTTATTTTAAAGATTCATATAAAGAAACAATATCTTCTTTATTTTGTATCAAAAGTTGTTCGTAGGGTTCTGCAGTGATTGGGTTATAAGGGCCTTGAACTCCTTCAAAGCAATTTAACAATATATCTGTTGTTGCAGTATTAAGGTTTACCCATTTATCAAAATTAGAAGCAAACCAACCATAAGCTGTATTTAATTGAGTGTCTGTTATCATGTTACTGTATAAAATTCTAATATCGCCTTTCTAATTCTTGTTTGACCAGCAGAACCTCGTTGAGCTTCTAGTCTAAAGAATGACGAGGTTACGCTGGCAGAATATGGAACCCAACTAGTTGCTACAGTCTCTGTTGCTCCATTAGCCGGACCACCAGTGTTAATTACACTACGACTTGCTGGTGTTAGTGTAGTATCAGATACGGTGTCCCCGCCGGAATAATATACTTGTAGTCTATATTGTGTGTCTCCTCCATATTCTTGAGATACTATAATTCTTGCACTGCAAGACACAGATGCTAATGTGAAATCTGTGCTTTGGTGAATTGTAGCTGATGGAAGGCCTATATACATTGGATCTAAAGGAGTCCAAAAAGTATTATTTAAATCAAATGGTGTATAACTATCAAAATACACTGGAATTGAAAATATTTTTGGATTAGGTCTCCAAGTTGCACTTTGAGATTGAACCGTGGTATAGGTTGATTCCCAGTTACCAGACAATGCTCTAACTCCTAAATCAATAGTTGATCCGCTACCTCCTCCCCAAGAACCTGAAGTATTTTGAACTGTTGTGTATGTTGATTCCCAATTGCTGGTTAGAGCTCTAACTCCAGTATCTATTGTAGAACTACTTGCTCCCCAAGAAGCCGAGGTGTTGTATACAGTTGTGTATGTTGATTCCCAATTACCGGATAATGCTCTTACTCCTAAATCTACAACTGTTGAGGTTACTCCCCAAGAAGCCGAGGTGTTGTATACAGTTGTGTATGTTGATTCCCAATTGCTGGTTAGAGCTCTAACTCCAGTATCTATTGTAGAACTACTTGCACCCCAAGAACCGGAAGTGTTTTGAACTGTTGTATATACCGAGCTCCATAAATTAGAATTACCACCAGAAGTGTATACAATTCCAAGAGAAGATATATTTCCAGTTGTTGTAATTTTTTCATTAGGAGAGGTAGTTCCAACTCCTAATCTATCGTCTATTAAAAATGTATCTTCGGTTCTCCAGGTGTTGGTTGTTGCTCTGTATAATGTTGTGTCTCCTCCTATTGCAATGCCTACTCCTGCATTGGTGTTTGTAAGTCTTAAACTTGATTGACCTCCGTTATAACCTATGTTCAGAGATGCATTGTTTATATTTAAAACATCCATTCCGGATCTAGTAAGTGTAATGTCATTAGCTTGACCAAATTTAATAGCTGACATTATAACTGTATTCGTTGAAAGATAATTTGTAACTGTTGAAAGTTGTATTCCACCTCCTGTATTCCATGTGCCAGAATTGGTTTGAACTGTTGAGTATGTTGACTCCCAATTACCAGATAAAGTTCTAACACCCAAATCAATTGAATTATCAGTATTCCAATTGGCAGAATTGGTTTGAACTGTTGAGTATGTTGACTCCCAATTACCAGATAATGCTCTAACTCCTAAATCGATAGAATTGTCTATATTCCAATTAGTAGATACATTTTGAACGGTAGTATAAGTTGATTGCCAATTGGCAGATAATGATCTAACCCCTAAATCGATTGAATTATCTGTATTCCATGCCGCTGAAGTATTTTGAACTGTGGTATAAGTTGATTGCCAATTACCGCTTAAAGCTCTGACACCATTGTCTATAGTAGAATCTACTAAAGCACTTAAAGATACTGTATTACCATTTGAAATAGATAAATTTTTATTACTTTCATTAAATGAAAGAGTTTGAGCATCTGTAGCATTAACCAAATCTGTGATTTGTTTAACAGTAGCTCTGATTTCTTGAGAACCATCTTGTTTATATCCTACAATATAATCTCCAGATGTAAGCGGTGAAACTGTATTAAATTGGGTAAAATTGATGGTTGCCATGTTATTATATATTTAGAAGCAATGTGTAGATATTTATCAAATTTCTATTATATTGTCGCCTCCTATAGACAATAATATATCACCAGTTAAGGTTACTAACTGTTCTGCAGAAGAAACTAAAATATAACTACCATCTTCTTGTTTAAGATAACCAAAAACTCCGTCTAAAAGCATAGATCCGTCTATCGGTTGCGTTGTTTGAGTTGCATTTATAGGAATAACATTTGCAGTTCCTATATAGGAATTTCCTACATTTTGCAATACAACTTTTGTCGCATAACCTTCAAAAGTAAATGCTATATTACCTTCGCCAGCTTTATTTAAAAATGTCGTAAAAGGAAAATAGTGCCTTTCATAGAATTGATGATCTGCACTAAGATATATAGTTATTGTTTGGCCAGATAAAAAATTAGAAAATAAAAAGTTGTTGGAAGATGTAACTTTTTTAACAAAAGATGTATAATTTTTAACATCTAATGTAGATTCTTCTTCTGCTAAAATTTTAATATTATTTGTAACAAACGTACTGCTTATATTACTGTAAGCTGTGGATATATCATAAGCGTCATTCCAGTTGCTAGATAAATTTGATACGGTGTTATATACACTTTCGTAATTGCTAGAATTGGCTGCAAAGGTTGAATTAATGGAAGATAAGCTAACAGAATTTCCGTTAGAAATGGATAAAGTATAGCTAGAGGCTGTGAAAGATAAAGTTTGAGAATCTGTTTCTTGCGTTAAGAATATATTTTCTAAAGGGACACCTCCTGATAAAATTTTTGTAAAAACATTAACAGAACTAATTAAAACTAAATTTGTCGATAGATAATTTGTTACAGTCGGAATTATATCTTCTGGTGTTATAGAACTGGTTTTTAGAACTAAATCACCGTCTTGTATTCCATCTTTATACCAATATTCTGTTACTCCTTCTACCCCGGAAACTGCTACTGTTAATCCTACCTCTCTTACTAAACTGCTAAAAGCAGTTAAAGCATGAGATAATGTAGGCCATGGACCGTATCTGGCATCTAAATTAGCTACAGGATTGACTATACCTACTCTTTTTGTTAATGGAAATGTGTCGAAAGGATAATTGCTCATGATATAGTTGCAGTTGTTAGGTTAGCATTTAATGGTAATGCAGTTTCAAGATAATATAATTTATACGGTCTTCCTGTACCACTAGCGTCTTGAATTTGAACACTTGATAGTGTAAATTGAGAAGTTAAGTTTTCATTAGCTTCTGTAATAACAGAAACTAGTGTTCGAGTGTTTGGAATTGCTATTAATATAAATTTATTGCTTATATAAATTGGTGATGCTACGGAAGCTAAAGTTGTATTTGTGTCTAAAGAACTTGATAAACTAATAGTGCGTATATCATTTGCATTACTAGGTATCGAAGGCCAACTGCCAATCCATCTACGATAATATCCAATATAGGATTGGCTTGTTGTAATAGAACCAGCTGTTATTTGTCCTCTAGGGTCAGGAAATCCTAATACGTTATTTTTAATAAGTCCAGAACCATAACTGGCAGACATTTGATATGTTGTTGTTCCTAAAACTGCTGATTCACTAACTACATATGTTTGTGGTAAACTACCATAAGATGCTACAGTTGAGCTACCTTTACGAAGTATACTACCGGTTAAAGGTCCGGCATCATTTTGAGTCCAATTTTGAGTCAACGAACGACTTACTGTAGCTCCTAATTCAAAGGTACTGGGACTAAAATTTGTTAAAGATAAAGACGGTGATGAGTAACTTGGGGCTGGTGATAATAATTGCAAAGCAGCAGTGACTGCACTATTTTGAACTGTATTGGTTGAAGTAGGACTTAATGTACTGTCTTGAGCTTGACCATATAATACGCCAGAAGCTGATATATTACCGTTTATAGTTAAACTATTAGCTCTTACAGATTCTGTAACGTTTAAGGCTCCATAAACCGTTCTGTTGCCGTATATATCTCCGTAAAATTTTGCGGATAAAGGTTCTAAAACAATACCTTGTTGATACCATTCTACATTTAATGCAGATAAGGGTTCAGAAGTTGCTCCACTAAATAAAGTCCATATTTTATTATCAGATCTTCTTACTAATCCACCATGTTGATATCCTGTAGGATAACCTGGTGGATTTGTCCAGGAAGCCATTATACCTATATCTAAAATATCTGTTTGATTACCTTCTGCTATATAAATGATAGGATCTTTAACTATAAGATCTTGAGCATTAACATAAACTGAGGTTCCTGCTATGTATAGACTTGAAAGTACGTATAAATTTCCTTCAATAGTAACTGGTCCTTTAATAACTCCTCCAGATATAGGATAATAATAATTTTGAGAATAAAGTTTTGAAGCCTCAAAAGCTGATGAAGAAGCGGAATACCAATTATTCGCACCAGCTTGAACTACTTGATATGTATTCTCCCAATTGGCAGTTAAAGCTTTGATGTCGGTTCCTTGATAATTCCATAATCCCGATGTATTTAAAACTGTCGAATATGTTGATTCCCAATTACCACTTAACGCTCTAACTCCTAGATCAATAGAATTGTCTGTATTCCATTGTGCAGATGTATTTTGAACTGTTGTATATGTAGATTCCCAATTACCGCTTAAAGCTCTGACACCTGAATCAATTGAGTTATCTGTATTCCAATTAGCTGATACATTTTGAACTGTTGTATAGGTTGATTCCCAATTAGCTGTTAAAGCTTTAATATCAGTTCCTTGATAATTCCATAAAGCAGAAGTTGTTTGAACTGTATTGTAAACAGAATTCCAATTACCAGATGAAAATGAAGAAGAACTATATACACTTTCATATTTTGCCGAATTGCTAGCAAAGGTTGCGTTAATCGAAGACAAATTAACCGTGTTGCCGTTTGATATAGTTAAATTGTAAGAAGATGGGTTGTATATAAGGGTTTGGGAACCTGCAAAAGATGTAGAAAATATATCAAAAAGATCAACACCTCCTGATAGAATTTTGCCTTGAGTGTTTGTTGAACTTAAAATTAATGGAGTGGTAGATAGATAATTTAAAAAAGCTGAAAATACTTGATCAGATCCTCCCCAAAACGATGAATTATTTTGGACTATCGTTGAAGTATTATAAGCAAAATCCCAATTAGATGAACTATTTTGGAGTATTGTTGAAATGTTGTAAGCAGTGTTCCAATTTGCTGAGTTATTGTTTACTGTTGAGTATACAGAATTCCAAAAAGATGAAGAGGCTAATACTAATGAAAATGATTGAAGAGCTGTAAGTGTAGCGTAAGAAATTGGTTTTAACCAATCACTAGTATTATCAACGTTGCCTAATCCAATATCTTCTTTTGTTAATAAGACAACACCAGTTTTACCATTAACAGAAATTACACCATACAAAGTCCCGGCAACACTAATGTTTTCTGGTGATGTAGAAACATTAACATTGATAGGATCCGGTTGAGTCGGGGTGATATTAATGACGATGTTGTCACTCATTTTAATAACGTTCTAAAGGAATATTAGGGACAATTCTCCAAGTACCCATTAAATAAGTTTTAGTTTCTCCAGATTCTAATACAAATTTTAGATACCATTTATAATCTCCTGGTGGTATCTCTACTAAAGCGGGTGGTATTGAAATTGCTCCAGCCGTGGTTGGTGCGGTTAAGGTTATACCACTGTTAACGGTTGTTAAGGTTAATACAGGAGGACTTGCTATAGTATATTTTACACCCATTTCTACATAGGCGTTAGTAAGATCTATAGCTGAGTTATTTCTATAAAAACTTATAGAATTTATTCCATCCCAAGTATCCCCAGAAACGTGAGCAGGTATAGTGTAAGTCATATCTCTATGACTTACTTATGTTTAAGTTGGCGATTCTGGTGTAGGAGTTTCCGGAGCTTCTGCTCCAGCTGCCGGAGCTTCTTCTGGCGTGGTTGTTGGTGCTTCTTCGGGTGCAGTTTCTTCTGGTGCAGTGCTGCCAAATTCTGGTATTTCTGATATTGAAGAAGGTGATCCCCCTCCACCCATACTTGACGCAGCTGATTCAGCACTTTTAGCAGCATTTTCTGCTGCCTCTTGGTGTTCTCTCCAGTTAGGTCCAAGATTTTCTATTTGATTCAACTCCCATTTAAGAGACGCGTCTTTACGTTTCCATTCCATGTTTTCGCTAATTTTTTGATCGGAATAATCTAAATAATGCCTTTGAGCAAATGTGTTTGAAATACCATCATTTTGACTCATGTCATTGAAATTTTTAAATTTCAATTCAAATAATTGTTGTTGGCGTATAGCAAAAAAGTTTGAAGGTGGATTAAAATTAAGATTTAAATAAGATTCGTGTAATCTAAATTCTTTCCACCATCCTCTTAATTTGAGGTGTGTAATAAACGCTTGTTTAAGACCTGCGGAAAATTGTTGCTGTATTTGTATAATAAATTTAGCAAATTTTAACTCTTGTCTTAATATTTCCGATCCATCTCTAAATGGTTCATTTGGATTTAATCTAGTTAAAGGAACTTTAAGGCTGGTATAAAGTTTGTTTACAAAATACATTAAATCGTCTAATTGACCTAAATTGGCTCCGCCAGGCATGGTTTCTACGTCAGAGCCTTGCTCACCTGCTCGACGGGCAAACCAATAACTATCTAACATAGATTGTGGGTTATATATGTTGCCTGCTCCTGGAGTTGATGAATTGGAATTATATGTTTGTTTATTCCAATATTGTTGCATTAATTGTTTTAAATATGCTTCGGCTTTTGCTGGTGGCATATTTCCAACATCAATTTTAAATTTTAATCTTTCTGGCGCTCTTACCATGCGGTAGATGACTATCGCATCTTCTAGTAAAGATAGTTGTTTATAGGCTCTGCGGCAATTTTCTATAAACGGGATACGGATCGACATATCTTCATTCCACATGCCGGAATGTATATATGTAACCTGATTACCTTGTAAGGTTATAATTTGTTGTTGTAAAGTATTAACAGGACTAACATTGGCTCTTGGCTGAGCTAATGCATCTGCGGGATTGACATTAGTTAAACTAACTGGTTTTTGAAACACAAAATTTTGAATAACATTATTTTGTACATTGTCATATACTGGGTTTATTAATTCACCTGGTATACTTAGAGTGCCTATAACACCGTAATCTTCTCTCTTATTGTGAACTATATTTTCAAAAAATAATTCACCTTCTGTTAAAAGCTGGCGACAGTATCCCCAACCTTTGTGTTCTAAATCATATATGTTAATAAATTTACTAAATTCTTTTTTAAGCTCAGACTTAACATCTTGATCTAATTTTGCAAAATTTGAAAAATTTAAATGAATAATTTCATTTTGTTCGTCTTTAACAATAAATTCATCGCAAATTTGATCCAAACAATCTGATACCTCGGCAAATGCTGCCATTCTACGATATTCTGACAGTCTTCTAATTTTATCAGAATCTACATTAGCGTATATGTATCTATGATAAGCTTGGTCGTTAATGAATGAACCTGGGTTGTAGTAATCATAGTATTCATTACGCATGTAGGGTCCGGTAATAACGGACTGCTGCATTATTCTTAATTCTTGCCTTTTTGCCAAACGGTCAAATAGCTCATATTTCGGATTGCTATCATCAGCATCATATACATCTGCTACGTAAGGCAATCTTTGTAAGATTTGAGACACAAATGAATTACGATTTGTCTCAGGTGTTCTATTTTGGGTTGGAAGTAGATCGGCCATTATATATAATTAGTTAAAAATTTAAACTATCAATAACATATTTATCTTAAATGATAATTTCAATTTGTACACCAGACACTGTAGGAAATTGTTGAGCTGTAAAACCGCTCCAAGAACTAACGTAATTGCGAAAACTTCCGGTTGTCAATTTTCCATATCCAGATTCATTTTCAACTATAACATCTAAAAATCCGTTTGTTTTAGGTGTTTGAGGCAGTGTAAATGTAATTGCTTTGTCATTAAATAAAGTAAATTCCGGAATAACTACTGCAAAAAAACCTGGATTTGACGGGTATAAATTAGGAATTGCCGAAAACGGATTAAAAAATATTCCATTATCAAACATTCCAGGATCTGAACCGCTAATGTATACATTGCGTATGTTAAAGAAATATTCACCCCTTAAATTTATATTTAAATTATTTGTTGAGGATAATACGTTTGTTTCTGGGTATAAATTAAGCTTATAAGGTACTCCAGTTTTGATATTAGGTTTTGCGTATATAAAAAATCTTTCCATATCAATTTAAATAAGTTAATAAATTACCGTCTGTTTGTGGTTCATCTGATACAAAATAATCAGATTGGATGGTATATATTTTGTTTACAGTTTCTTCCATTTTCTTAAACAACCATCCTTTAATAGTAAATGTCGTTTCTGCAGAGATTCTAAAAGGTTGACTACCTTGTAAATCTGTTGGATATGTTACATTAACGTTACCCGACCATAAAACTTCTGTTCTAATTTCATGAGGTATTTGAGATTGCTTTATACCAGGCAATTTCCAAGATATTATAATATAAGGATCACAATACGGAATAAAATTAGTAATAATTTGGTCCATGTCTGATTGGTATTTCGTTACTATGGTCATAGCAACATTAATATTAACAGGCACTGGTTGGGGTATTTTTTTAACAAAGTCTGCTGGTGTTTGTGATGTACTATAGGGAATGTTGAAACCTGATATCTTGTTGTAAACTCTTGACGAATCTCTAGATATTCCGGTTATATTAACAGCTACTGCCGGTACAGTAATACCACCTGGCGCTGGTGTTGTTAAATTTTCATATAATCTTTGTTTAGGTGCGTATACAAAATTAACTTTAAAACCGCTTGATGGAGGTGTTAAAGTTCCATTATTATCATATCTTTTAATAATAATGTCATTAAAAGCTCCAACAAACTGTTCTAAAAGGGTTTGTATTTCAAAATTAAAAGTATAGTTTTTAATAAAAAATCTCCAAAGGGTTATATATATTTACATAAAACGTTCTAAAAAGTGCTTGGGTAAATGGTATTTGTTACTTAATATGGTTTTAACTGCAGTACCGTCTAAAATATATGTCGTCGAGAAATCATCAATTGAACGTGTACATCTACCGCTCATTTGAATGAGAGTGTCTAACATTTTCATAACATAATGTTTTGGATTTTTTTCAAACATTTTTTTAATTCTTTTTGAACCTAAAGGTAGAAAAGGTGCTTTTATTATAATTTGAAATCTGCCTAAATCATCATCTAAACTAATACCTGTATCTAAAGAAGGACTAACCAAAATAGTATCTTCTGTTTTTCTTAATTTATGGTCATCTATAATATTTTGATTTGTTGTACCAATTTCTCGAAACAGAAATCTAGGATTATTTCTAACTTTCTTTTTAAATTCTTCTGTAATTTGGTTTGTATGAGTGTGTATTATACCTTTTTCGCCTTTATGCTTTTCACAAATTTCTAATGCTAATTTAATGATTTTGGGTAAATCCTTTTGCATTGTTTTGTATGACAGGTTATATTGCGTTGCACAATATATTGGTGATTTTTGAGGTTCAAATGTTGATGGTATTTCAGTAAACCCATATTCGTCTTTTTTAATTCCTAAACTTTTTGCAAATTCTTCTGGATTACTAATAGTGGCAGACATCATTAAAATTTTTTCTGCTCCGCTAAAAATGTATTGAGCTACTGGTTTTATATCATAAGGTACAAACGTGACTCCTTCAGCGTCTTTTTTTTCTACTAGGTACTCACATTCATCCCATTTTTCTAAAACTATACTCAAAGTGTTAACCATTTCTGTATATCTTCCTAGTCTTTGCATCTGTTTAAAATGTAGACCAGATGGTGTATTCTTTTTAGAAGACATCAATGCCATTTTGTGTTTAAGATCTGCCCATTCATTTTTTAATTGTATAAAGATATCCTGCAACCAATGCTTTGCTTTAATACTATCATCTGTTATTAATTTTTTAAAGGTTATATTTTCTGATTGTAAAAATGAATAAGATACGTTTACAGTATATTGGCTTACCAATTCATCTTCTAAATTACTAGCTTCATCGCAAATATAAAATTCCCTTTTTCTTAAAAACTCTGGAAGGTTAAAAAAAGCTTTATAATTCAAAATTGAATCTTGTTTAGTTAAAGCTTCATTTCGTGTTTTATAATAAGGGCATCTATTTTTGTCAAAGCATTCCTGTTTAAGCTTTGGTGAAAAGAGGCAAGGTGCGAAATTGACAGTTAAATTCGGGTCAACTGCACACATATAATTACTTTTACCCTTAACGGATATTAGTTCTGGAAACAACGATAGGTATTGATCTTGTAATGATTTGGTAACTGTTAATATAAATGCTCCAAACGGTTTATTATTTAAAAATAAATCTTCATGAACATAACCACCATTTTTATCTTTTTTATATATGCCATATGATTCTATAATGTCTTTGCGTATATCATCTATAGGTGATGTAGCTCTAGCAGCGGATACTCCTATGTGAGATTTTCCAGAACCAGTCGGCAAATTTACTATAGCATATTTTTTCCCGGAAGAAAAAATATCTTGTATTTTTTTAAATGCTTCTTTCTGTTGTTGACGTGGTGTGTCTTGTGAGGGGAAATTCTCTAAAAAATTAAATTTGTTCTTCTCCACGTTTAATTATACTAAAGTTTACTACTTTTCTCACGCACATACAAGGAATAAATCCATAATGTTGAGCATCTCTTCCTGTATATCCTCTACCGTAACATTTTTTGCAACTCGATGAAGGTTTTTTAAGAAGTGGCATTTGTCCTTCGTCTATTAAATTAATATCCGACTCAGGAAGATCGTAAAAAGTTCCTGAGAATATACTAAACATAGGTATGGTTTTCATATCAAGTGTTTGAACAGTTTATAGTTAAAATTGAATTCCAAAATTTATTATTCGAATTTCTAGAACTATATAATCTCAAATAAGTTTCTATTTCTGGTGACAGTTTTGACAAGGTTTTGATTCGATAATCGAAATATACTAAATTATCTTCTTCATGTATTTCTACACCATAAGGAATTGGTACTTCTATTTTTTCTTTTGGTTTTTTGTTTGTATCCATTACAAACATTATATAAAAATTTTTTTGATAAAATAAAATTAATTTACCCTGTTTATATGTTTTATTACCAAATTCTAAAGACAAATTTTTTTGTAATAAAAATTTGCAAGCTTGCTCTGTAATTGACCCGTTAATTGTCATTTGCTCATAAATGCAGCTTTTTGTTGTGCTGTCATTTTACCTATAACTTTATTGAAATAATCCCAAAATTTTTCTGGTGGTCTTGATGGGACTGTAGAAACTACTTCACAGGCGTCAACTGGTATGTTGCGCCAATCTTGAAATAAAATATCCCATACTGTTAATAAACCTTTTGATGCTGCGTTGTATGCTGCAGTTTTTGTTGGTGGTTTAAAATTTAAAATTTGTCTTCCTAATTCTGAATCTAAAATTAGAGGGTCTAATGTCGTTAACATACGTCTGGTTCTTGGTAAAACTCTTGTTCTTCGAACAAATTTTAATTCAACTATGTTAGCTTGACATAATTGTTTTAAACCGCCTATTGACAATTTCACACGTTTGGTTTTTTAACAAATTTTGGTTCACATACACCAAAAATACGTCCCTCACTCAAGAAGACTATATTTTTAATGTCGTTTATGCTTGCAGCTTTTATTCCTTTGTCATTTGGGAAGACTACATGGTCTCCTTCCTTAACGGTTTTGCAATTAGGGCCTGCTAAAATAACTTTGCCTACCCTCCAAACAAAATTTACAGCATTGATTGGAACCCAAAGATCTCCCCTTTTAATTTCTGTTCCTTCTTCATTGACGTCTATGTATTGAACCATTAAAATATCATCTAATACTTGTGTTAATTTCCACCCATCTAATTCTAGGGCATGTCCTTGATATTCGTCTAGTTGTACTTTTCCACCAATTTTATCTTCTAAGTTAGGTCTGGCTATCATAAGGTTATTTAACTAAGCTCTTCATTTCGTCAAGCGTTTGATTATACAAATCAATTTCTCTTTGTGACATTTCTAATTGAGTGTTAAAATTTGATTCTTCTGTTTGTGTGTTTTCTTTTTGTTTCTTTTTTATGTAAGACAATCTACCCGTATATTTGGGTAGTATTATTCTATAAAACTGTGCTGCAAATAGAGAATTTTTATATAAATCTGTTTTATTTAACCATCTATTAGATGTAGCATTGACAATTTGTGCAAAAGAAGAGTCTACCATTGACAGCCATCTATTAACGATAAAGCTGCTAGGCATTTGTATTGTAGATGGATCTTTTAAAGTTTTTTTAAGAATCCAATCTAAACATTCAAAAAGATTGTCATTATACTTTTTTTTGAACATCAAATAATAACCTTTGTTGTTGCTATAAAACAACTTTTCAAGGTTGAATAAAATAAATCTTTAACGGTTTGTGTTAGATAATTTACTTTATCATCTTCAATATTGAGAGAAAATGCAAAAGATGGAGCCTTTTCACCTGCGTTTATATTCAAAGCAAGATGTCCTAGTGCAACATTACCGTCTACAACTTTAGTTATACTAACACTAGCTTTACCGAAATTTTCGTCATCTGGTCTACGAATCATGATGTCGTCTCCTTCAACTATAACCTCAAAAGGACCAAACGGTCCTGATCCTAAAGTTTCTCCAATATATTGAGCGAATAGGCGTTGGAAGAAAACTGCACCTGAAGGACATAAGTTAGGAATCTCCCAACAAAAATTTAAAGCATCATCTGAATATATGTAATCATTGTTAAGTTTGTCTTCAAGGTCTATTAAATTGTCGGTAACATCCATCTTACCGCGAAAGATTGTAATAACACCTAAAGGATTGTAATCGTCTTTAAAAAGTTCGTAACCAAATCTTTTATGGATTAATGATCCATCATAATCTTTAATATCGTAATTCATAAATTATAGTATAAAATACTTTCTTTGTCTTTTCAACCTATCACTTTCATTTTTATCTTCAAATTTTAAAAAGTTTTGATCACTTTGATATATAGCTCCTTCTGGCATTAAATTTTTACAATCGGTGGTTTGGACAGATGAAAACGAATCCATTGCATCATTCCAAAATATACTATTATCACCTCTTCCAACAAAAATTATTCTTTCTTCTATATCATACAACCATATTGCATATGTTCCTGAAATGTGTTCTAATGTCAGTTTAAAGGAAATATAGCTGTTTTTGGTTTGTTTATAATAATTGTTATATAAAAAAGGTATCCATTGACTATCTACTACAAACTCTGTTTTCCAATTTTCTTCTAATTCTAAAGTATTTATTAAAATTCCATTATGTGCCGCTATAGCTCTTCCAATATTAAATGGGTGGTTGTAGGAAAGACCTCTGCCCTTTTCATTTGTAGTAGGTGCTCTGTTATGTCCTAAATTATAAGAAGTGGATTCAAGATATAATGTAAATTCTGGAGTGTCTTTAAATTTTTGAATAGCATATCCTTCTTTACCTATGTGTAGATAACCTACACCTTCACTTCCTCTTGACTTGTTTGTTTCGTGTAATTCGTAAAATTGTTCTGGTGTTATTGCACCGTATATACCGCACATATTATTTGTATTTTTGTTTAAATTTTTCTGCGCTTTGTTTCCAAGCTTCTGACATCATACTGTCGCCCATTCCGAAATGCACTACTTTAATAGGATATACTCCCATTTTTAATCTATTTTTATTTGCTCTTAAACAAAAAGATATATCATAATGGTGAAAATCAAAATCTTCATCAAATTTAGTATCGGTTTCAAGTAATTTTGCTACATTTACAGCTATAAACAATCCATCTAAAACTAATGTTCTTGAATCTGTTGGACCAAATACTGTAGTCCAATAATGTTTGTCTTTAGAATGGGCTACTTCTCCTACCATTTGTTCTCTTGGTGACATCAAATGCCATGCTGGCATAGGAGAATTTAAATCACAAATTTTAGCTCCAGCTAACCCCACTATGTCATATTTTTCAAAAGCCAATGCTATTTTTTCTTCAAAAAATATGTCTTCAATTAAGACATCATCATGAATAAAAATTATTTTTTTGTGTTTATTATTTTCATTTATAAAGGCGTTGTAATTCCAAGGTAAACCTTTTTTATTTTCGTAAATTATAGAAGCAATTTTACTTAAACCTGATTTTTGTAAAAAAAATGAAGCAGGGCTTTTATTCCAAAAGTATTCTTTTGAATGTGGAGTCGCTATGACAATTTGATATTCATTAAAATCAAAATGAGGGGTGTGTCCTAAAACTATTTCATTCATGTTATTTTACAATTATATTCTTTCCAAGGTATTTCTACTGCATAAGGAATCGGATCTTTATACCCTGCTTCTATAAAACCTTGAATTCTAGAAGAACATGAAGCACATTTACCGCATGCTTTGTCTTCTCCCTTATAACAAGTGTGTGTATATATAAAATTAACTTTGTTATCGATTCCTTCCTTGATAATATCTGCTTTTGAATAGGTTATAAAAGGAGCCTTAATACTGATTTTATTGCGTCTATTTAAACCTATAATTTTATTCATGTAATCTAAAAAATCTAATGAACAATCCCAGTGACCGCTATGGGTGTCTACTTCTGCTGCTCCATAATAGACGGTAGAGGCGTTTTCAGATTCTGCTACAGCTGTAGCTATAGATAAAAACATCATGTTGCGATTAGGAACATAGGTTATAGGTTGGGGATCACCTAAAACTTCTTTAACATCCGGTACTTTAAGGTCGGTATTTAAAAGAGACGAAGTATGTATAACGTCTTTTAAAAAAGATATATCTAACAATTTATGGGGGATATCTAAATGCATGCATTGGTATAATGCCATTTTTAGTTCTCTGCTATGTCTTTGCCCGTAATTAAACAATAAAGCAATAGGGTTGGTTTCACGAGCTGCTTTATATAAAAGACACGTCGAGTCCAAACCTCCGCTCATCAATACAATTGATTTATCTTTTTTGCCTTCCATAAGATAAATATAACATATATAACAATGAAATCTAGTCCAAAAAAAATAAAACTTTCTAAAAAAAATCCTTCTACTACAATTCCCGCTCCTTGTAAATGTGTTAAAAGTGAAGTTACAAGAATTTTAGCATCAAATGCGGGTGTATTAGATGAAGGTTTAGTACCCTTTGCTCGTAGTTTCCATGCAATCTTGATTAAAGAAGCAGAAGAGGATATTAACATAGATGTCAAAGAGCCATCTGAAGTTGAGAATTTTACACCAGAAAAAAATAAAGAAGATTTTGAAA